TGAGGCACCGACCAATCCCGAAGGGGAAGTCACACAGCCACAGCTTAATATGTTCGATGTCATGTTTGGAAGTGAGGAGACCACTAATCCGGAACAAGCAATCGAAGAACCTGTATCTACTGACTCAGAAGAGTTTGAAGTCGCGGAAGATGATTCCTATAACCAGGAAGAAGCACAAGCAACTGAAGATGACGAGGAGTACGAGGATACAGAATACGAGGTAGACGATGAGGAACCTCAGACAGCAACCCAAAACGCTTACACTGTCAAAGTAGACGGTGAGGAGTACGAGGTCACGCTGGACGAGTTACGAGACGGCTATCAGCGGCAATCCGATTATACCCGTAAATCACAATCTCTAGCAGAGCAGCGTAAAACTTACGAAGCTAATTTGCAATCTGTTCAGAACGAGCGTCAACAATATTCGCAGGTTCTAGAACATATGTCTTCTACTCAAAACCTAGAGTTACAGCGTTTTGAAAAGATAAACTGGAAAGAACTCAAAGATTCTGACCCCATGGAATACATGGAAAAGCGTCTAGAGTTTCAAGAAGCTAAGGACAACATTTCCCAACTGAGTAACGAACGTGCTAGAGTACAGCAACAAACTCAATCAGAAATGACTCAAGCATTACAAAATAAAGTACAAGCAGAAGCTGTAATGCTTTCAAGCGCATTNCCAGAATATGCTAATCCTGATTCTAACTTACGAGACAATGTTAGATCATATGCTTTAAGCTTAGGCTTTCCAGAGCAAGAAATTAATAGCATTACCGATCACAGAGTAGTCCTAGTGTTGCACAAAGCAATGCTACAAGACCAGGCTGCGAAAGGTATTAAGAAAGTTAAAACTGCTCCTAAACTCGTAAAAGCGGGAACTACGCAATCTAAAGGCCAACGGTCTAGGAAAGCAACCCAGAATAAACGAGATAAATTGATGAAAACAGGACATCCTCGGGATGCTGCAAATGTTTTTCTGGATTTAATCACTTAATCTTTTAGGAGTTACAAACTATGGCACAACCAACCGGAGTATTTGTTTCATTCTCAGCACGAGGTCTTCGCGAAGATCTAGAGAATGTAATCTATGACATTAGCCCTACGGACACGCCTTTTATGTCCATGGGAGGTCGCGGTAACGCTATTGCCGTTAATCACGAGTGGCAGACAGACGCACTAGCGGCTAATGCTACTAACAACCACCACGAAGAAGGCGCGACCCTTACAGCCGCTGAGCCAGCCGCTACTACGCGAGTTGGTAACATCTGCCAAATCAGTTTGAAGACTACCCTGGTATCGGGTACTCTAGATGCTGTTTCTAAAGCTGGTCGTAAAGAAGAACTAGCATATCAAATGTCAAAGCGCTCTAAAGAACTAAAGCGTGACATGGAAACTACGATGTGCGGGACGAACCAAGCTAAAACTGCTATGGCGGCGGATTCTACGGTTCGTAAACTAGGTAGCCTAGCTACTTGGATTTCTACCAACGTCTCTGCTGGTACGGGTGGGTCAGGTGCCGGTAACGGTGCTGCTCGTACAGATGCTTCTACATCTAACCGCCGAGCGTTTACTGAGACGCTTTTGAAAGCTCCTATTCTCACTGCGTATGAGAACGGTGCTGACATTAAGTACATTATGATGCATCCTTCTCAGAAGCAAACATTTTCTAGCTTTGTAGGTGTTGGTGGGTCAGGCGGCGTTAGTAACTACGTCGAGGCATCTGACCAGCGCATCATTGGCGGCATGGACGTATATGTAAGTGACTTTGGCGAGATGGCTGTTGTTCCTAACCGTTTCCAACGGGATAGGGATATTTACCTTCTTGATCCAGAGTACTATAAAACGTCTTATCTTCGTCCCTTCTTTCAACGGGAAGTTGCGTCTACGTCAGACGGTGAACAGCGCGCTATTGTTACTGAGTACACTTTGCAAGTGGACAACGAGAAAGCTCTAGGCGCTATTTACGATCTGACCATTCCTGCCTAAACTGTTCTTAACACGGGGAGGGCTTAACGGCTCTCCCCACTAAGAAAGAAGACTAATGACTGAACCGATTAAACGTAGTGTTAAGTATGACCACGACGGAGACAAACTTGTACAACACTCTGTACAAGATATTTCTCCTATGTTGGAGCTTAATAAAAAAGAATATAACAAAGATTACATACACGGCAGTGTAGACACGCCAGAGCTAGGTATGCGTAAAGTTGCAAGCATTCCATTGGTAATTATTGAAAAATGGAAGCAAGAGCTAGGCGTAGACATTATGAACAAAGATCACTGGCCGCAGATTAAACGACTTTTAAACGACCCAGAGAATAGATTTTTTAGGACTACTGAAAGTACCATCTGATGAGTCTTTCTAATTTTATAGAGCTTAAAGCAAGCATAGCTAATTATCTTAACAGAGATGACCTGACAAGTGTTATTCCTGATTTTATAACACTGACTGAGCAAAAGTTAAATAGAGAGCTACGTATCCGCGCTAATATGACTCGCGCAGAGACCACTACTACTAGTGGCATAGCATTCTACGACGTACCTGCTGATTTAATAGAACTTCGCAACATCACCAGAGAAAGCAACGGTCAAAGCATTGCACTATCGTATTTATCTCCCGAGTCTTTATCTAGAGAATACGGTGGTATAGTAAGCGGATCGCCCAGGGCATATACTAATTTAGGTAAAAATATAAAACTTACGCCTACGCCAGATGCTGCTTATGCAATTAATATAAATTACTATGGTACTTTAAATTCTTTATCTGACAGTGTTGAAACTAACGATGTTTTAGCAGGGTTTCCAGATTTATATTTATTTGGAGCTTGTTTAGAAGGAGCAATATTTTTAAACGATACAGAGCAGACCAACAGGTTTGGTACTATCTTTCAAAAATCTTTAGCAGAAGTTAAAGAAGCTGAAGAATCTGCTAGATACGGAGGTACTGTAATGACAATGAGTGTACAAGGCGATCCTGGTTCTATGGTACGTAGAGGAGCCTGATGGCTACTAACTGGATATTTCAGCAATTTTGCATAGTGCAAGAAGACGGTGCTAACATTTTAATTGAAAGCAGTAATCCTTCTTTACAGATAATAGACTTGTTAGCGTTGCAAGAGTTTAATTCTACTGTATGGACAGAGCAAACTGAAACAGGTACTGGCTAATGGCTAAACAGTTATTTAATATAGAAGCTGGTCAGGAAGGGTTTTCTTTTAATACAGATTTATCTCCATATGAAATGCCTCCACAATTGTTTAGCGATGTAGCAAACGCTCGTTTTCTAGACGGAAAAGCTGGTAAAATTTTAGGCCATTCTCAAGTACTAGGATCACCTACTCAGCCTTTCTGGGCTACTGATTTTTTACAGGGTAGTACAGATCTATGGATCTATGGTGGTTTAACAGGTCTGTTTAAGATAACAGGCACTACTCACGCAGCTGTTACAAGATCTAGCGGCGCGTATACTACTTTGGCAAATACTAAAAATAACTGGCAAGGAGGCACTTTAGGAGGTGTCTTAGTAGTTACCAACGCTTTAGACGTTCCCCAAAGCCTTACTCAAGCAGGTAGCGTGTTTACAGACTTGCCAAACTGGCCAAGCACACTACGCTGTAAAGCTATTGTTCCTTTTAAAAACCACTTAGTAGCTCTTAATTTAACAGATAACGGTGCGTTAAAACCTTTTACAGTCCGATGGAGCGATGCTATCCCTTCTGGTGCTGCTTCCAACGGTACAAACACTTGGAACACTGGTAGCTCAGCCTCTGAATCTTCTGAGACAGCGTTGTCCGATACTGATGGACACATTCTTAACGCTATGCAGCTGGGCAATGAGTTAATCATTTATAAACAAGACAGTGTATATGCTTTAAACTTTGTAGGTGGTAACTTTACCTTTAACGTCAGAGAGAAATTTAAAGATACTGGTTTGTTTGCCAGAGACGCTGTAGTAGACATAGGAGACGGTAGACACGTTTTAATGACTACTAATGATGTGGTCACGCATAACGGTAACTCTACAGCAAGTGTTATAGACGATAGGGTAAAGACATTCTTGTTTAGAGACATTGATTCTGTATTCTTCCATAAAACATTTTTAGCTCACAATAAAATTAAAAACGAAGTATGGATATGCTACCCCCAGACAGGCGCTGTAAATGGTTTTCCAGACAGGGCTTTGATATGGAACTATAGAGATGACACTTGGACTCTGAGAGATTTACCCGGTGTTAACTATATAGCTAAAGGCTTAGTAAATCCTGCTTTGGCGAATACTTGGACAGCTAATGGTTCTTTAACTTGGCAGTCTATTACTTTTAAATGGTCTGAGAGAAGTTTTAACCCTGCTATTGATTCTTTATTAATGTGTGGCACTAATGATACCTTGTTTTACTTGGCCGATTCTGGTATAACATTTAACGGTACTGCCTTTGAAACTAGGTTAGAACGTAGAGGTTTGCACTCTGGTCGTACAGATGCTGTTAAAGCTGTAAGCGCTGTATACCCTAGAATAGAAGGGACAGGAAGTGTTAATATAAGTATAGGGTCAGAGATACAACCGTTTCAAGGAGTTTCGTATAGTGACCCTGTAGCTTTTGAAATAGGTGTAGATCATAAAATAGACTGTAGAGTACGTGGAAGGTTTATAGCTGTTAAAATAGAAAGTTCTTCTGCTACGCAGTTTAATTTGTCAGGCTTCGCTATAGAATCAGAAGTAGTGTCTACGCGATGACTACTGAGTTTTTAAGGTTTGACCCATCCCTATGCCCAACTAGCATTGAAGACATTCCTACTTTTATAGATAACATGTTTCTGGAAATCAGAGCCGTTTTAGAAGTAGTAAGAGATGGTCATTTAGATGTTTCTAACACAGAACCTACTAAACCACAACAAGGTGATATAAGATA